GTATGGCGTCACGGCAATAAAAAATTAAGACAAGGAAGTTTGTACAAAGTATCATTAAAAACGACACAGTTATTAACGCGTATGTATAGAATACTTGCAGGCGAAGAAAATATACCAACAGGTGCCGCGCAAAATGTAATTAGAAGCAAAGCGTATGCCGATAGAATGCTTCAGGTAGCAATTAAAAGAATAAATAACGATAAAGAATAATAATATGCCTTATAATGGTAAATCACCAGCACAAATTAATATAGCCGCTATGTTTGGAGGGGCTGCAAAAGGTAACCTAAGCGAAGCCAAAATTGCTAGACTTGAAAGAATGGCAAGTCGGGGGGGGGTATTTGGTGGTAGAATAGCCCAAAGAATGTTAGATAAATATCGGGCTTCTCAAACACAAACAGCCGGGGTTGCAGGTGCCGCAACAGCTCCACCAGCCGTACAAACAGCCGGCGCAACAAATATGGGGGAACGTATTAATACAATAGAATCCAGGCTATCTACTTTAGAAAGCGGTAGCGATTCCACGAGCGCAATGCAGCCGGCGTCAGAAGTTGCGCCTCCTGCGGATATGGGCGGCGAAGCTATGCCAGTTGATATGAGCGCTCCAGCTATATCAGCGGCTCCACAAGCGCCCGCTGTAGAAGAACCAATAATTCCACAATCTGAGCAATTAGGCTCACTTATGGCTTCACCATTTATGGTGCGACAACGTAAAAAGATGGGCCCTTTAATGTTTAAGGATCAAACAGGGGACGGCAAAATAACTAGAGCTGATGTAATTAAAGCTCGCGTAGAAGGATATAAAAAATAAATAAATAATTATGAAAAAACAACCATTAAAAGGAGGAATAGTAGGAGAGTCTATAGTTTGGGACGGGCCTTTAGATACTAGCGGTTTTCCAATGGGGAAAGGCAGTAGCTCAGGAGCTAACGGTATGCAAATTAAAAAATACCCATGCAAGTCTTATGAATTGCAAGGGCCTATTACGCAAAGAGCAAAAGGATAATTATGTACGTTCAGCACAATTCGCCATTTGCGAAAAAAGGCGACGCACCATCTAGAAAAAAATCTAAGGGTTACTATGCTAAAGTTAAGAAAGGCAGCGGCACTGGAGCTAAAGCCGGTGGCGGTATGACCGCTAAGGGTGTTGCAAAGTATCGTAAAGATAATCCTGGTAGTAAATTAAAAACAGCCGTAACTACGCCACCTTCAAAACTTAAAAAAGGAAGTAAAGCGTGGAAGCGTAGAAAAGCTTTTTGTGCAAGATCTAAAAGCTGGAAATCTGAAAGAGGCAAAGCTGCAAGAAGAAAGTGGAATTGTTAATATGAAAGATCAAGGATTAGGCGATACAATAGCAAGAGCTACAAAAGCTACAGGCTTAGATAAACTTGCACAACAATTTGCTGAAGGTTTAAATATACCCGGCGGATGCGGTTGTAAAGAGCGCCAAGCCTATCTTAATAAAGTTGTACCATACGGAAAACAAAATAAATAATGGCTTTTAAACTTAATAACCCTCCATACAAAATGGACCCAACCCCTGTATATTCAGTAAATATGCAAGATGGAATATTAGGTAAAGCTAATCGTAATGGCACAATTATTATAGATGAAAATCTTCCGCCCTGTCAAGCAAAAGAAGTAATTAAACACGAACAAGTACATATAAATCAAATGCGCCGTGGTGACCTTGACTACGATGACAAATATGTATATTGGAAAGGAAAAAAATATTCAAGAGCTAAAATGAAAGAAGGCTCGCCTATGCTTGCATGGGAAAGAGAAGCGTATAATAAATCTAAAAACTAAAACAATGGGATATAAATCACCCTACAACAAAGTTGGCCAATTAAAGCCAGAAATGAAAAATCAAAGTAAATCCTCAATAGCAATGAAAGATTCTGGCATTTATATGCAAGATCAATCACCGTTGTCTATGTCACCTCTTAATTCCCATGGTGCGGGCGGAACACACCCAGATCCTAAAAAAGGAGATAAATTGCCTTCATATAACACTACAACATATAATGCTAGTGCTTCAGGTTCTGGGGGTGGGTCTAGTTCACAAAATCTTTCAACTAGTAATTTATCAAATTATCAATCAACATTAATTGATAAAGGCTCTGGTTTTAAGCCAACGCCGGAGCAAACAGCAAAAGCTAATGCTGAAGTTAAAAGGTTAAAAGCATTAGATACATCAAATGCCGCGGCAAATGCTGCTTCAAGTTCAAACTTATCTCAGTCAAACAGCGAATCAACAAGTACCCGAACTATTACTTTAGGCGATCAAACGCTAAACCAAATTAAAAAAGGCGGTGAAATAAAGGCGCAAAATAGACGAAATAAAATTAATGCTGAAAGAGAGTATGCTGTAAATAGGGCCTATAGCGATAGTGTTAACGTAGCAAACAAATTTTTAAATAAGTTGCCTACTCGCCTACAAAACAATCCAAAAGCGCTAAAAGCCGCACAAGGGAAAGGAAATTTAGCAGCTATTAGAACTCTAACCGGCAGCGATGCTTTTTCACAGCAAGAGATTAAAAAAATGACGCCTCGTGGCCAAAATTTTAAAGGGTAATAGTAATAAATGAATAAAATTCTTCAATTTATAACCGGAGGTCTCATTAAAGACGTTGGTAAAGTTATAGACAACTTAACAACTACAGATGAAGAAAGACTTGCGGCTAAACATAAAATTGAAGAACTGCTAGAGCAAGCGGATAAAGATGCTCAAGACCAAGTAACAGCAAGATGGGAGTCGGATATGAAGTCCGATTCCTTCTTGTCTAAGAATATAAGACCAATGGTTCTTATATACCTTACCTTTATATTTTCTGTGTTAGCATTTTTTGATGGCAACATAGGGGAGTTTTCAATAGCGGAAGATTATATACCTATATTTCAGTCGCTATTAATAACCGTGTATGGCGCTTACTTTGTAGGCCGCACGTGGGAAAAAGGTAAAAAAATAAGTAATAGTAAAGATAACTAGTTAAATATAAATCAATTAAATTAAATCAAATGACAAAAATTACAGATGAGCAATTAAAACAATTGCAAGAGCTACAAGCTAAATTAAACACTACAGTTTCAAATATTGGAACATTAGAGGCTAATAAGCACGCGCTGCTGCACGAGCTAGCGGGTGTAAATAAAGAAATAGAAGAAGCAAAAAATTCTTTAGAAGAGGAATACGGTTCTGTAAATATTAATTTAGAAACAGGTGAGTATACCGAAATAGAAAAAGATGAAGCTGATAAGAAAGATTAGTATTGGTTCTGACTACAAAAGTGATGCAATGCATTATTCTGTAGGTCAACAAGTATACGGGGGACACGAAATTAACTCTATACTTTTTGATGAAACCGACTCTTCTTATAATATTTTTATTAAGAAAAACTCAGAGGTATTGCCGTGGAAGAAGTTTAATTCTAACATGGCAATATCCGTGGAGTATGATCTTGAATATTAATGAAAGCGTTACACCAATTTATAGTAAAACCAAACGGCCAAAGATATAATAACGTAAAAAAACTGGGTGACAATAGCCTGCTACTAAATACTAGTATAGAAAGCTTTCGTCACATAAATAAAGAAGCAATCGTGATTGCGACTCCAGCTGCTTTTAAAACTAATATAAAGCCGGGGGATACTATCCTTATACACCATAACATCTTTAGAAGATGGTATGATATGAAAGGTGTAGAAAAAAACGGTAGCACATATTTTAAAGACAATATGTATTTTGTTAATTTAGAACAGGTTTACGCATATAAAAAAGATAACGATTGGGTTATGATTAATAATAGGTGCCTTGTAAAGCCTATTAAAGAAACAAGCTCATATTCAACTGAAAAAGAGCAAAAGCATATTGGTATACTAAAATACAGCAATGATGCGTTAAAAGCTGCTCAAATCAACCCAGGTGACCTGGTAGGGTTCACGCCTAAAAGCGAATGGGAATTTATTATAGACGATGAACGTCTTTATTGTATGAAATCAAATGATATAGCTATTAAGCATGAATTCAAAGGAAACGAAACAGAATATAATCCGAGCTGGGCAGAAAGCAGTTAAGGAGCTTATAAAAGTTGCAGAAGAAAAAATCATTACAAATACAGAAGATGATGTTTCTGCCGATAGACTTAAAAACGCAGCCGCTACAAAAAAGCTTGCAATATTTGATGCGTTTGAAATTCTAAATAGAATTGAAGAAGAGCGTAATATGCTGGCGGGTGCTGATGTAGAAACTAAAGCTAAATCATTTAAAGGCTTTGCAGAAGGAAGATCTAAGTAATGTACGAGCAAAGTTTATTTAAAATACTACCGGATTATATAGATCCTAAAGTGCTTAAGAAAAAAAATAGATATAAGCAATGGAAATATGGTTATGACAAAGAATCTGATGTTATAGTCATTAGTAAAACTGGGGAGATTGGCGAAGTGTATAGCATACAAAATTTAACTATAGCTTTGCCTAAACAAAATAACCCTTATGAATTTAAATCTAACAAATGGAGTAGGCTTGATTATCCGCAAGAGCTTAGTAAAATAAAAAGCGTATTTGAGTGGAATCAAAAGCCAGAATACTTCAAAGAAAAATATTATGACTATATAGATGAAGAATTTAAACGTCGGGAACAAGGCTTTGGGTTCTATAATAAGAGCATGGCTACTTACATTACTGGTACTCACTATATGTACTTGCAGTGGGCCAAGATTGATGTTGGGGCAGCAGAGTTTAGGGAATCAAACAGATTATTCTTTATATTCTGGGAAGCTTGCAAAGCAGATCAAAGATGCTACGGTATGTGCTACCTTAAAAACAGGCGTTCAGGATTTTCATTCATGGCATCAGGCGAAACTGTTAATTTGGCAACAATCAGTTCAGATTCAAGATTCGGCATCTTATCAAAGTCTGGTAGCGACGCCAAAAAAATGTTTACAGATAAGGTAGTACCAATATCGGTAAACTACCCTTTCTTTTTTAAACCAATACAAGACGGTATGGACCGTCCAAAAACAGAGTTAGCATATAGAGTACCGGCTTCAAAGCTAACAAGAAGAAAGCTTGATCAAGGTGAAAACCCAGAAGAGCTTGAAGGGCTTGATACAACTATTGACTGGAAAAATACAGGTGATAATAGTTACGATGGTGAAAAACTAAAACTGTTAGTACACGATGAATCAGGTAAATGGGAAAGGCCAGACAACATATTAAACAACTGGCGCGTAACAAAAACAACACTAAGACTTGGTTCTCGTATTGTTGGGAAATGTATGATGGGATCAACATCAAACGCATTAGATAAAGGCGGTAAAAACTTTAAAAAGTTATATTATGATTCAGACGTTACAAAAAGAAACCGCAATGGACAGACTAGCTCAGGATTATATTCTTTGTTTATACCTATGGAGTGGAATTACGAAGGATTCATTAATGCTTATGGATACCCTGTCTTTGATACGCCAACAGAACCAGTTGAAGGACCATATGGCGAAATTATTGAACAAGGGGTTATTGAACACTGGCAAAACGAAGTAGACGGTTTAAAACAAGACCAAGACGGTTTAAATGAATATTACCGTCAATTTCCAAGAACGGAGCAGCATGCTTTCCGTGACGAAG